GATATCATAGTTCTTCAGTGAGTCCCCTAGGGGAGTTCCTTCTTCAAGCTATGTCAATTCTAGCTAGGAGTAAGATGCAGCTGGCATGTGGGACAAATGCGTTCTTAAGCGAGTTTCCAGATCAGGGAAACTCCAGTCTGGGTCACCGTCAAGGTTCCAGCCGCACCCGTGAGGGTCGCGACAAATGAAACGGTGTCAGTTCCATTACAAGTAACGATGTCAGAAATCGGAAGGGTTACGGAGTCGCCTGTGGAGGCGCCCGAAATGGTCATTCTCGCAGACGAGGATTCAGTTCTTAGAGCCGCACCGTTTTTAAAGACGGTGAGGACCGCGGAAAAGTTCTCATTTGCGGAATCGTTAAAGGCCATATACCCCGAAACAAGGTAGGTTCCCGCCGGCGGGGTGAAGACACCCGCAGCTGAACTCCCTATCCCCAATGGGTCATACACAAGCTCATCCACATCAACCACGGTGGGAACCGTGGTCGTGAGGGTTTGTGCACTACCAATTGTGAACATGGAGGTCTGAGTCGGGCCAAGGGAAAACGCGGAGCTATTCTGGGGAACGAAAAGTTCCACATCATAGTCGACCCACAGTTTTCCAATTGCCGAGGCATCAGCCTCACCCGTAACACAGACGAACATACGCCCGGCGTCGTAGATAGAAATATCTCCGGCGACAGCCGCGGTTCGGACCTGCTTACGTGGACCTACAGGAAACATAGCATTGACATCAAGGACACAACAAAGTTCTTTCCAAATTACGTCCTCCACTACATCTTGGGTGTTGGACGCCTGCTGCTCGCTCGAAGGGGTGAGCTCAACCGGATTGTAATCCGGCGATAAAATAACACTCCCCAAGAGGGCGGTCGACGTTCGTGTAACATAACGGAATCGCAATTTGTGAAACCGGTATTGTTGCCACTGAGCCGCCGTAACCGACAACCAGGGGAATGTAGCAGGAAGTCCGGGATTGAGATAATACTTTTGGGCCGCAGAGAACGCCACCGATCCGGTGACGCTTCCTACAAGCTCGGAATTTTGAATCCTCCTGGACTTTTGAAGCTTCTGAGGGAAACTTTGTTTGTTCGAATAGGCAACTGCGGCCGCTTCAACGGGCCGGTTGTCTCCAGACTTCTTATTTTGTCTCTTCATTTTGTTCTTTTGCTTCTTCTGAGGCGAAGCTGCCTTAATCTTTTGCGCTTGCATGATCGGTATTGGATCCCATGATCAGTGGGACTATACATCCTCGATTAACCTAAGGGGGACACCCTTTGAGGAAACGCCGTGTAGTCTCTCGGCATTTTGGTTAGCACGGAATTATTGAGTGCTCGCTGAAAGCGAAACACACCGTTTTGGGTAATTACAATCGAGAACCCAATGGGCAGTTTAACGACTTGCTCAGGTCGGGGACCCAAAGGTCTACAGGCGCAAGAAAGACAACGGGGGGCACTCCGGACCTTTAATCGCCACCAGTTTCCGATTCCAGTTCCACTGCAGACGCTCCCGCGAGGCAGGTCGAACGTGTCGGTAATCGAATATGTTAACAGCATATTCCTTATCGACAGGTTTTCGATCTAACTCATTGAAACGCCACGCAAGTGCGAGTCGGACAAGCCAAGGATCAATATCCTCGGTCTCGCTCTCGTTCAGAGGGCACATCGGTTGACGGCTTCTAAAGTTAAGGAGGGCTCCCGCTATCCTAGCAACAGGCAGTTTGCAGCCCCGTGTTCTATACAGACTTAGGGTCGGACTGTTTAACATCAGTTCGGCTACTCTTCTTTGTTCTCTTGTCAGGTTCCACGTGTGTGGGGAGTGTTTGAGATCAACTCCATATCCCCCGAGATGAACCGGGATGTACCAATTAGGCCTGAAAGTTTTGCCCAACCAGTCCTCTTTCCATCGTTTGAAAATCGCTGGAATCATGCACTTCGTCCAAGGACAAAGCTCAATCATCCTGTTCGCTTCCTTCCCGATCTGGGTCGGCAGCGCCGCGGATTCTCCTTCCTTCAAAGAGGTCCCATTCATCAGTTTAAGGTTCAAATAACCCTGACGTTCCATTCTCCCTCCTACCCGCTTAAAGACCTGCGAGTTGATCATGCACATATCTTCAGATAGGTACTGTTTTCCGGCAGACATCTTGAAGCCGGCCTCTTGACTCGTCTCGAGAAAGATCTCGTAGAATTCGGCCTCGCATTTGAAAAGCATGTCATCGCCATTGACGATAAC